TTATTACCTTGCAAGCCTATAGTTATGTCGTGGTTTGATATGTTTATCTTATCATACCTAAACTCTATAACATTTGTCGTTTCGTACAAGATAGCCTCAAAAGAATTTTTGTTAGAGTTGTTATACTCTCTTGCATTGTACCATCCAATTACAAAGTATTGATCTGTATCAGATGTATTGCCAAAGGTCTGGATGTAGGGATTTTGTGTGCCATTGTTAATTAAATCTGTCCAAAGGGGATATACTGTGTAATTAAAAGAAGTAGCAGGTATAACTTCCGATAAGTAGTTTCTACTTCTAGATACAGAAAAGTTGTTTTGGAAAGTAAAGAAACCGTTCATAGATATGTTTACATCATCAAACGTAGAACCATAAAACTCAAAGTCAAAGCCAAGGGGTTTCATCCCAGACATTTGATCGTCATTCAGGTTTAGGGCAGTACCAGTATTTTGTATGTTAAGAAGGGGGTCACTGCCTACAGTAAATGTAGGTGTGTTTGCATATACGGTACTACCCAGTAGGAAGATTAATGTTAAGAGTCTGTACATATCTTATGTGTAGGATATTTTTTACAGAACTTTGGTTTAGTGTAGGCTTTAAATTCGTGTGTGGCAAGTTCTTTTTTTACGTCTTCCCAGTCAGGTCTTTCTTCTGGGTTCTGTTCCCAAGCAATACGTGCTTCTTCACCTATTTTGCCTTTATACGGACAGGGTGTGCCTGCCTGCATCATCGATCTCCACACGCCAGGATTTTCACAAAGTAAAGCTACAGCAGCTACCTTCATTCCCATATCATACAGAGCCTTAGAGTTTTTCAATCTTTCGCAGTTTTCGTCTCGTACACTTCTACCAGTCGATACACCAAAGAACTGAGTCTGGACTGCTGAACTAGCTCCTGTAGTGCAGAGGTCTTGGGAATAGGACATTATCGAAGGAGCTATGGCGGAGGGAGGAGCAGTTTTAATTCTTTGTGTTACCTTTTGTGTAGAACTGTTCTCAGATACACTAGTACTACTATTGTTATTTATGTTGGTATTTTGATTTGTATTTGTGTTTATATTTTCTGTAGATACAGAAGAAGTACTAGTAGAGTTATTAGTGTTTAGGTTAGTGCTGTTATTTGTATTTAGGTTTGTATTGCTTGCTGTCGAGTTACTAGTTATAGCACTAGTAGTATTGTTTGTTACGTTTTGTGTTTGAGTAATGTCAGATGTTACAGTGCTTGTACTAGTTGTAGTATTGTTGTTGGTAGCAGTCGTAGTTATGGTGCTAGTATTTACATTATTATTATTATTTGTCGCAACGGATGTACTATTGATTGTATTATTATTAGTATTATTATTGGTATTTGTACTAGTTACAGTGCTTGTAGTTGTATTAGTTATGTTAGAGTCCTCAGCTAGTAGAAGACCACTAACAGATATTAATGCTATACCCATGATAGCATACTCTCGTAGGTTTTTAATCACAACAATCTCCTATTGTGGGTTTTATTTAAAATGCAGGTGCAAGTAAATTAGCCATTTGTTCTTCTTCAGAACTTCTTTCATCCATGTATATACTTTTTAATTTAGTGTCTTTTGGTGCTAATTGATCTACTAAATTTTCAACACTATTTAATCTTTTCTTTCTTAATCTTGCTTCTTTTCTTGGAGTTAGTTTTTCTCCGTGTACTTCACTAATTGAAGGTATTGAACCTAAAATAAATCCTCGTAATTTTATTCTTTCAAATCCTGTTATTGGTTTTTCTTGTAATAATTTACCTATCAGTAAAGAACTATCCTTACTTGTTAAAACTTCTGCCATTAATCTAGCATTTGCGTTAGCCATATGTGTTCTAGCTAAATCTGAAATTAACCATCTAGTGCCTATAACACCCCTGTTCCATGCATATACTAAAGATTGTAAACGTTGAAAAGAAGGCATAGTAGGAACATTTAATATTTTTCCAGAAGCAACTCTAGACCTATCTACTATAGCAGTGCTTGCAATATCTCTAATATCTCCTGCTGTTTTAAAAATAGCCTCAGTTGAAGGGTCTCTTTGTTGAACATATTTTATTAAATTATCATATTCTTTAATAACTTTCTCATAGCCATTAGCTTGCATCCTAAACATTTTTTCTAATTTTGCACTTTTATCTTTTTGTGTTATGCCTTTTGTTTCTAAGGGGCTTAAAGATGTTAACTTAGGTGCATCTGCTGCTTGTAAACTTGTTTGTGAAGCATCTAATAATTTTTCTACTATTGTATTTTTTAAACCATAAGCTATAGCATCGTCAAATTCTCTTCTTGATATACCTTCAGGATTATATTCATTTACAGCTTTGTAGAAATTTTCAATACCTTCTAAAGAAGTTTTAGTTGGATCATTTATTGTTTCTATAAAACCTTTCCAACTTCTTCTTTCAAGATTTAATGCAGGGGCAATTATATTTTCAATTATAGCTTCATTTTTACGAGATAAATCTAAAGCTGTTTTTTGTTTAGTTCCAAAATCTATTATACTTTCTTTTAATTGAACTTCTATATTTTTTCTGGCTGTGTAAAAATCTTTAAGGTCTTTTGCTAAAGTTCCTTTTGGATATTCGGTAGACCTTACACCAGAAAGAGGTAAATTTTTAGATGAAGGAACATAATTATCATCTAAAAAATTTTCTATTTTTGACCAAGAAAAATCATCAAATTGTTTTCCCATATGTATATCATGCGTTATTTTTTGGATAACAAACTCAAGACCCTGTTCCTGAGTTCCAAAATATTTTTCTAAATTTTTTGAAACTCCTGGTCTAGTTAATATGTTATTTAAAAGCCTATCTGCAATAGTATCATCTCCAAAAACATTTACACCTGCACTATCTAGCATCATAGCTTCCCTACCAAAACCACTTTTCCATATTTGACTTTGTTCTGTATACTCTTTGTTTATCTGTTTTAAATTTTCTAAAGTAGAATCGTTTAGAAAGTTAGTCATTTTTTCAGCATTTTCATGTGCAACGTGACCTTCTTCTGTATGTATGTTTTGTCTTTCTGTTCTTTTAAACCTAGACCTAGCAGATATAAACTGTTCCATAGTAGTGTCTTTATCTACATATATATTTATAGGCTCTGCACCTTCTATTTCAGGAGTGTATGTTCTTTTAGGTTCAAACCCTGCTTTTGCAAATAAAGAATTTATAGTTTTCCAAGATTGATTCTTAACTAAATCTTCATCTGCTAAACCTACTATTTCATTTAATCTAGGAGACACATCAGCATCTGATATTTTTACTTTAGTAATAACTCCACTTTCATCTACTCTAGTTTTAAAGCTATCATAAAGTTTTTCCATAGAACCACCTTCTGCAAAAATTTCATCCCATTCAGTATCTATAGTATTTCTTATTTTAATTCCTAAATTATCAATGGCATCTTTTCTTGTATCTCTAGTTGCACCTGTAATTTTAGTATATAAATTATCATGCTGTTTAAGTGCAGTAATTTCTCTAGGATTTATATAATTAGATAAAATGCTTTTTTCATCATATAAATTGTCTAAATCAAAACCGCTTACTTCATTTTTAATTATTGCGTTAGCTTTAGCTACTTCCGTATTTATGTAAGATAGATTTTTTTCATAAGTTTCAATTTGGTTATTTCTTCCTGTAGTTAACTCTTCCATTACGCCTTCTAAAAATTCTTTACCGTTACTATCTTCTATTTTTGTTATTTTCTGTAATAGCCCATTGTGCAAATTAGTTAACTTATCAATATTTCTTTCTTGTACGCCAAGCATTTCTATATAATCATTGGCAAATAGACTGTTTAGTTTATTACCGAAAAAGCCTAAATCAGCAGATGTTTGTAGTGCTTCTGTAAATTGACCAAACATACTAGTTCCTAGATAATTATCAAAATATACTTCTATAGCTTCTACATCATCATTAGAAAATACTCCTCTGTACCTTGGTTTTATTTGTTTTGTTCCTGGGTCTAAAATTTCATCATATATTCCGTCTATTTTATTTCTTACCGCATTTACGTTTCTTAAAATAGTTTCATACTGTTCAGGATTTGATTTTTCTATTTTTCTAAATATTTCAAAAAACTTCCTATCTCTTTTTAGTTGTGTAGCAGATAGTTTACTGTACTCCATTTTTTTGTTAAATGCTGCTTGAGCCTGTCTGTAGGCAATTTCATTATTATCTAGTGGTAGCACATTACCGAAATCATCCATTTCTTGTGGTTTAAATAATCTTTGTTGTTTACGAGGCATTAAATATTCTGAAAGTAAATAACCATATCTATCAGGATTATTAGGATCAGTTTTAAATACTCCTTCTGGTATAGATTCTGCAGGCATATTATCAATAGGTTTATTAAGTTCAGTTACAATACCTTCAGGTATATCTTTATCATTAATTAATTTTCTATCAAGCCTATCTTCAAAATATTTTCCTTGTCCAAAATAGTTTCCTTTACTTGTGCTCAAAGCTATAGAGTTTAAAACACCAGAAGGACCCTTGTAGGCTATTTCTCCTATCTTATGACCAAATATTCCTGAAAGTATCATAAGACCAAAATTACCTATTAAAGAATCAGGTACAGGAACTAAATCTGCTTCTTGTGCACCAAGCAAAGTGGCTACACCAGTATTAATAAAAGCATCCATAGTCTCTGCTTGTATTGCAACATCATCACCATATGCTCCTGCTCTACCTAAAAACCCTTGTTTTATTGCTGCTGTTCCTTTTTTCCATCCTGTGCTAATAACACCATTTTTATTAGCTTGTTTAAAAGCATTAAAACTTTGTTGTGTTATTGCGTCTATCTCATCTATTCTTGCTTTATTAAAAGTACCAAAAACATTTACAGCAGGTAACCCTAAAGGAAGATTCTGTTTACCAGATAACATTCCCTTACCTATACCTTTTCCTGCACTAGTTAATAAACTACCTTCTCCTAAAACCTCAAATGCTATTTCGTATACATCTTGAATACTACCTGCGTTCATTAGATAACTTTGATAGTGTATAGAACTATCTAATTCATCTTTCGCTTCCCCTATACTAGATAAAAATTCATTCCTGTTATTTGCAATAGATTCTGAAAGTAATTGTTTGCCGTATGTATCTCTATCTTTTAAAGATTCTGCAGTAAAAAACTCTTTAACTTTTTCTCCACCTTTAGCAACGTACTCTCCTAAATAACCTGTAGCTAACCCTGCAAACCCAGTAATGTTTAAAGGGCTTAATATACCACCTCTAGCATTTACAACTAAAGTATCTCCAGTAAAATCTGCCCAATCTTTTGCTTTAGTTCCAACATAATCAACATAACCTAATGCATTATTTTTTTTATAATTACTTTCTACAACATTATATCTATTTTGAAATTCTGCTCTAGTCTCTTCATCTGGGGCTTCATTTATTTCACCTTGTAAATAACTTAATTCACTATCTACAAGTAAATCATAGTATTGTCTGGCACCTTCTGCATCAATACTAAATTTAGGTATATCTGGAATATCTTCATCTCCTCTAAGAAGTGCTTGTGAAGTTCTTTCTCTTGAGGGTTGTTTATATTCTAAATCTCTTATTACATTGTAGGGATTTACTTTAGAATTGTATAAAATATTAGGTACTTTACTTAAATCAGCACCTATAGTTTTTTCTGGAATAGTTTCTGTTAAATCAATGTTATTGTTAACATATTCATTTCCTAATTGTTGAAACAGTGCTGATAAGGTAACAGACTTATTAGGATCAATATTTGCTACGTTTGATTCAGTCTCAATTAAATTTCTTAAATCATTACTTCTTTCTTCTGTTAATTCTTCAAGACCTTCTGCAATAGCTATATTACCTGCTATGGGTATTAAGGGGTTAACCATTAACTTTTTCCTCCTATTAAACCTTTTCTAGGATCAAAGTCTGGATCAGGATTAGGTTCAGGTTCAGGTGGAACTATATCAGCCTTAAATATTTTTTCAAACCTACCTCTATTAAGATAATTTTCAATGTCTAACATTTCTGTACCTAGTCTATCATTAAATAAAAATAAAACATCTGATAAATAGTATGGGTTAGTAGTTTTTTCTACCCTTTCATCATTGTAAATATCATGTCCTCTATTTGCATATTCTCTAATATATGTTTCTACTTTAGGTTTATTAGCAAAATAATTATAGCCCTTTACAGAATTAGTTAATTCTATAGCTGCAGTCTCTTCTATTCTTCTTTTTAAAAAATCTAATACAGTCTGCATCCTTTGAGTAATATTACCAGTTCCTACAGAAGCTTCAACACCTTTTATAAAATCTTCATTAGATATTCTTGCAGATTCTGATTTACCACCTTGCATAACTAAAGCTGCCTTATAACCAATAATAATTTCTAAAGCTTGTAATCTTTTTCTAGCATTTGCAGTAGTAGCTAATGCGTCTACGGCTGCAGATACTTCTTCTTGAACACCCCATCCTTTTTTTAATCTGCCTCTTGCATCTAAACCAAAAACAGTTTGATCTTTTGTAAGCTTACCTTTTTCTTCGTTACCACTAAAAGCACCACCAAAACGTTGCGAACTTAAATTATTTTTTAAACCAGATAATTGTTTTGATAAAGTTTTAAACTGATTTACATAACCCTCTTGACCTAAAACTGTATTAAGAGCATCAGTAATTGTACCTATAAAACCTGAAGGGTTGATAGCTGTGTCGTTATCACTTATATTAGGGTCTTCTATAGCTTCTTTTAAAATCTTTACATAAGCTAAACCTGATTTTAAAATTTCGTTATAGCTACCTAATAATTCTTGATCTTTATTTATAAGTTTTTGTCCTTCTTCACTATTATTAAAAGCATCTCCACTTAAACCTATAAATTTACCTCCCCTACTTTCTATAGAAGGATCATGTATCATATTTGATATGTTTTCTTTAAAATCAATAATATCAAAACCTGTAGGTCTTTTAACTTTACGAGTACTTCCTAAAACAGGGTCATACATTTCTACTTCCATAGTATTTTTAAAATATCTATTAAATCTTTTTCTTATAGTTCCTGCTTGAGTAATATCATTTGAGTTTATACTATTAAACATGTCACTTACTACTAAACTGTTTGCAAGATTACTATCTAATATAGTTCCTTGAGTGTTTTTAGTTTCTCTCAAACTTTCATATGTTTCTCTGTTATTTCTACCATCTGGACTAACAAAAAGAGATGGAGAAACTGTGATTTCTTCTCCATCAATACTATCATAATTAGGATCACTATTAATAATAAATTCATTTTTAGGAGTTATTTTACCTCTTATAGGATTTGCTTTAGCTTCAGGGTATATAGTAATATCTCTACCACCTAAACTTCTACTTTGTATTTCATCATGTAAACCTGAAAAACTTTGTGTGTTTTGTAGATAACCATAATCAGGCTGAGGAAGTAATTTTCCATTTTCATCATGTGTTTCGCCTAAGGTGCCTAAAATAGTTTGTCTAGTTAAAAGGTTACTTGCGTAATTGTTGGGGTATTCATATGGGTTATTAGGATCACTATTCATTTGAACAATAAAATTATCAAGCCTAGCTAACTTACCAGGGTCATCTTTAGCAAAATCAATAACAGAGTTAGCAAACACTTTTTTTTCAGTGAGTTTTGTAGGAATATTATTTATAGTAGGTAAAGTAATAGAATCCCCAGTTATACTATCTGTGTATGTAAATGTTTTTGCATCCCTACTTTTTGACATATTTGAAATAGAAGCAGCTATAAGTAATTTTTGTCTTTCTGCTTCTAGTGCAGCATCTCTTTTTACATCTGCATTATAGCCGTCAGCAACTCCTCCTAAGAATGATAAAAAACTCATGTTACACTCCTTCCATTTCTAAAAAAGTACCGTCAGATTCTACGGTAGGCATTTCTTCTTCTTTTTGACGTATTTTATTTCTAGCTTGCATTACTTGATCTGCATCTATAGCTTTTTGTTTTAATTCTTCCATAGCCTGTTTGCCTTTAGCAAATCTTGCTCTTTCAGGTGCAAGTTGTTCCATACTTGACATAGTTTCTTCTTCAAGTTTTTTATCCATAGATTCTTCATCCATAACTTCATCTGTAAATGGTATTACAGGAACTCCTAATTCTAAAGCTGTTTTTATTAGGTATAAAGCTACTATTGGTTTAATTATTTCAGCTACATCAGGGCTAAATCTACCTTCAGCAACTCCACCTATTGCCATGCTATTAACTATAGCTTCTACAGGAAATCCTGAAGCTATGGCTGACATTAATTCTTTTTTTGTTTCAGGAGTTTCAAATGATGCTATAACTTCATCAACTGCTTTAGCAGGGTCAGTAATTTGAGCAGGGCTTTCATATGCTGCATTTTTTGGATCAGACGTTAAGGAAGCTCCTGGTGTAGGATAATCCATAGGGTCTAATGTATTTACAGAACTTAAACCTTGTGGTTTTTCTATTGTTTCTTCTCTTGTTTGCATTTTATCTACCTAAGGTAATAGTTGGTGTTGTATCTATTTCAGGGTCTATTGAAATAGCATCTTGATATTGAAAAAATTCATTTCTTTTAGCTATACCCTCTGCTATAGATTCGTTTGAGTTTAATACTTTAGAAGTTAAACTTTCAAGTATAGCTTCTGTAGACTTCCTAGCAGGGCTTACACTAGTGTCAGAGGTTAAACCTACCATTCTAGCATCTACAGGATCAGGGCTTAATTCTCCTATAGTAGAACGAGATACAAAACCTTTATCTTCTTGTTTATTTAAAGAAGATACAGCCTGACTTAAATATAATTGATTTAACATATCTTCTGAAGCATCTGGGTATTTTTCTTTTAATTGATCTATACTTAAAATTTGTGCAGATACTTCTAAAGGAACTTCTCCTCCTAAAGTAATTACATCTTTTACAAATTTACCCCCTGCAGTAACCGCATCCGTGATAGGCGAAACAAACTCTTTTATGCCTTTTCCTATATTACTTAAAGAAGTCCTTAAACTATTAGAACGTGCAGTCATTTTATATCCTTATGCTAAATTTTTTATCCAATTATAGATGCCTGTACCTACCTTAGACCAAACATCTGTTTTTACTTTTTCATTAAACAGTCTTGCATTTACATCTCCAGATAATCCTATCTTTGCCAATTCATGTGCAAACTGTTCTCTGTTTAACCCTTTTTGTGTTAACCATCCTGCCTCATCTCTGTAGGCTTGCCATACTCTGTTTAATGCATTTTGACTTACATTTAACAAGTTAAGTGCATTTTGCCTATTGGCTTCATTTTGATTAGCAGTATTAACTGTATTTATTTGCCTACGCCAAGCTGCATTAGATTGATTAATCTGTGCCTGCATTGTGGAGTCAAATTTATCTCTAGCATCTACAATAGATGTATTATATCTTGCTTGAGCATTTTGTTCGTTTACATTAAACTGTCTCATAGCAGCTACTCTATTAAGATTTTGATCTCTAACAGTAGCTCCTAATTGAGAAAAGAATTGATCTACTTGATTTTCAGATTGTGCATTAAATTGTTTTCTAGCATTATCTGCAGCAGCATCTGTAAACAAAGCTTGAGTTTTAGCTTGATATTGTAATACCTCACCTTGCTGTTTATTTGTAAGGTTAGCCATATCTAATTGTAAGAAAGCTTGAGCATTTAAAACTTCAGCTTGTTGTCTATTATTTAAGTTAGCCATATCCATAGTTGCGTAAGTAGCAGCATTTGTAAGTGCAGCTCTCATATCTGCATCTAAGTTTGTTAAGGTCATGTTTTCCATAATCTTAGCATTGTTTAAATTACGTGTTTGTTCTTCTGTAAATGTAAGATTGTTTTGTTCTGCTAACCTTGCAGCATTTATAACCTGTGCTTGTTGTGCATTAGTAAGTTCTTGACCTCTAATAGCAGCTTCTACTTGAGTATTTGCTAAAGCTGTTTGTTGTTTATTACTTAAATTTGTTAAATCTACTTGTAAGTTTGCAGAAGTATTTGTTAATCTTGCTTGTTGGTCGTTACTTAAATTAATATTATTTAACTCTGCATGTCTAGCAGCATTTACTAAATTAGTTTGTTGTGCAAAACTTAACTCTTTATCTTGTATAGCATACTGAAGTTGTGCATTAGCTAAAGCAGTTTGTTGTGTATTTGTTAAAGATTGGCTTTGTAACTTAAATGCATTTGTTGAATTAGCTAGGGCTGATTGTTGTCTAGCACTAAGATTTGATAATGCTATATTTGTAGCAGCAGCAGCATTTGCTAAAGCTACTTTTTGTTTATTGTTTATGTTTGTAAGATTTATCTCTCTAAATACTTGAGCATCTTGTGCAGCTACTGGGATAGATGCTTCCATTGCAGCCTGCATAATAGCCATACCTGCCATAGAGCTTGCAGATAAACCTCTTTGAGCCATAACAGCGTTTGCATTACGTATAGCACCTGCAGCATAAGCAGGAGTTTTACCATCAGCAAATTGTGCCATAAGGTTTTCTAATTGTCCTTGTACAGTAGCTTCTTTAGGCACTTCAGACATCTGTTGTTCCACAGCCTGTGCTTGAGTCCTAGTAAATTCGTCAGTGCTTGTTTGGGCAGCTTGCATAGTAGCCTGTTGATTTAATTCAGACATTACTTGTGCTTCCGCTTGTGCTACACTTTCAGGCAGTGTTTGAGCAGTAGCTAATTGATCATTAGAAACTGTGCCTTGTGCTGCTTGCATAGCTACATTATAATCTGTAGTTACTTGATTAGCTTGTGGTACAGCTTCACTTAAAGTAGCCCCAGTCATATTTGTAGGTTCTTTTGTAAGTTCAGCCTTTTTAATTTCTATACTATCTGCCGCAGGTTTTATTCCTGCTAGTGTTTCAGCAGTTATTGTAGCGTTGGCATTTACAGCACCTGTTTGAGCTTCAGCACTATCAGTAAGAGCATTTGTTTGTTGTGCAGATAAAGCTAAATTATTTATATTTCCTTGTGTATTTGTTGTGCCTTCTACAGTGTTTGCATCCATAGTTGTAGGTACAGTAGCAGATAAATCTCCAGAAGCTGCTATTTTTGTAGCTGCGGCAGGGTCTGCTCCTAATTGTATGCCTGCAGTAGTTTCTAACTCACCAGAAAGTACGCCCATATTTTGTGGGTTGTATGTTTGACCTGGAGCTAAAGTAGGTGCTTTACCTGTAAGACCTGCATATTGGTCCATTTGGTTTAATACATCAGAGTATGCACCTTCAATGCCTGTACTTTGTCCTCCAGTACCTCCTCCAGTACCTGCTTCTGTTTCTGTTTCTGTTTCTGTTTTTGTTCCTATAGTTTCATTTGTTCCATCACTATAATAGACTATAGACCTACCATCACCTAAAGGCACCACATTTAATACTGTTTTAGTTTTCTTTTCGGTATTTTCTTTCTCTGCAGCATCTTTAGTGGCTTTGTCCGCAGCAGCTTTTTCTGCAGCATCTTTAGCAGCTTTATCTGCAGCAGCTTTATCTGCAGCAGCTTTATCTGCAATAGCTTTGTTTGCAGCTTCAATATCATCAAACATTTTAATAGTATTTTGGTTTTCTTCAAATTCTTTATCGGCTAATTCAGGATTTCCCCTATCTACAAAACTTACTCTACCCTCCAGATCATTTGGATTACCTAAAGGTTTAGGTTTAGCAGCTTCTGTAGCAGCAGCTATTTGTTTGTTAAGAGTGTCCATGTTAAGAGTGCCACCACCAGGAAGTTGAATAGTACCTGTGTAATTACCTAAAATATTACCACCAGTTTGCATACCTTGTCTTTCCAAAGCCTCTAGCCTGTTTTGTATCTCTTTATCTGTTAACGGTTTCTTTGGCATATCTCTTCCCTCTAGCCTATAATTATTTTAAGTAGTAACCCTATTACAGAAACACTAGCTCCTATAAGTATAGCTTCTATCCTGTACAGTCTTTTGTCTATTGCCTCATACCTACTTGTACAAGCATCTACATGATCGTCTATTTTTTGATTTACGGTTGCGGTTGTAGCTTTAGGCATGTGTTCTCCTATTCTGGGTATGGTGTGTGTATTTTATTATTTTTAGGCAAAATTGCTGCTGTAGTTCCGTCTACTCCCCTAGTACATCCTGTTAAGTTATTTCCGTCTATTCCTGTGTATGTAAATTTTTCTTTAGTATCATCGTTAGTTAAAGTACCACCAGAAGATACAAAAACTTTTCCCTGTCTTACAGGAATAGTAGTGGCGTCTGCGGCTACGTCTGTTGTAGATGTATCGCCTACTGCAATGTAGCCTGAATTAACAGTTACTGAAGAATCTTCATATTTATATTTTCTTCCAAACCAGTCACTAGGAAGTGTTATATTTGTATGTACTGTACAATTACTTGAATTAAGATAAGGTGCTGTAAAGTTAGGTTTTTCTGCAGGACCTACGATAACTTGAGTATCTTGAACATCTATATTTACATCATCAGCAAAAGCGTGTGTTATTTCTTTTGTGCTATTTTCTACAATTATTTTCATATTAATTAAACTCCAAATCTTCTTTTATACATCCAGGTTTTATAGGTATTAAAATATCTGGATAGTCTTTTTGTTTTGATAAATCTCTTACTTTTTGCCTAAACACAATTACCTCTTGTTTTTCTTCTTCTGAGATAGGGTAATCTATAAGAACATATTTATCTGTTATCTTTAAAATTTTTTTTACTTCTAAATTAATAGCTTTTAATTTTTCTTGAGCAAAAGTTCGTTTTTCTTGTTCTAAATCTACTTCTGTGTCATTAAGTTCTACATAATCTCCTATAGATGCATTATATATTCTAGCCATGATCTATTGTTGCGTCTGTATTCATAATAGCATAGACAGTAACTACGCCTTCTACAAAGTTAGTCCCTGCAGAAGCATAGAAATAAAAACCATCAGTATAATCAGTAGAGTTAAAACTTCCTGCTCCACCTGCAATACCTTTTTCATGGATAATAGCTGTATTAGAAGTAGCATTTCTATAAGTTCCCTCATATTCCCATGTAGGATTTTTTTTAGCATTTACGTAAGTTCCTCTACCTGTAAGGAGATAAACATAAGGAGTATCTATTCCTACTGTTTGTCTTTCTCTACCTGAATGGTTTTGATATACACCATCAAATGAATACCCTGTTAAAAGACCATTACTATCTATGGTAGCGTTATCAGTATGAGAATCACCCTCGGTCATCCTTCTACCATACCAATTTCCTGTCATAACATTAGAAGTACCATTATATGCTTTTATTTTCATATAACCATCGTTTGCACTAAAACCTATACCATACCACTGAATATCATAAGCTCTTACATCTTTAGGATTAAATCCTGCAGGTAAAGAAATTAAAACATTAGCGTCATCTCCACCCCCCTGTCTTCTAAAGTCATACGAACCACAAAAAATTCTTGTAGTATCTTCTGGCATAGATGTGTAGCCTGAAACATCTCTACCTACGGCTATAGAGCCAGTGGTTAAAGCTTTACCTGCTACTACTCTAGGATATTTATTTGATATACTAGTAACTAAATCACCATTACTATATGGATCAACAAAGTATGTGCTTCCTGCAGTAAGACCACTAACAGCGTCAGTAGAACTTCCTTGTCCTGCTATACCTACACTAGCACCATCCGATACTGCTTCTTTTGAAATTCCTATAAAATTTCTGTATGTTAAATTTGTTGAAGATACTGTTATGTCGTGAGCAGGTCTAACTACTTGCTGAAACAATTTACCATTATAGGTAGAACTACTAGAAACTGATCTACCAGTAATAACAAACTGCCCTTTTTGATCCCCAGTAGCAAATATTGTTGGGTTATCTACTCTAATACCTCCAGAGTAACCATCTGTAGCCATAGTTATTTCATTGGAGTTATCCCATTGATACCTGTCGGTTGAAGTACCACTACCATATGTAGTCGGACAAAAAAGCCAAGTATTAGTAGTAGTTTGGTGTGGGTAATAAGCCCCCATCACTTTAGAAGCTTGATTGTATCTGCACCAACCTTGACCTCTTTCATTACTTGCACCAAAAGAAAAAATAGGTGCAGAGCCTACGGTATATTCACCATTTTTTGATAAACTTAATGTAGAGTCCATATTAGTAACAGTACCTACAGATATCCATGTTGCAGATAAATCTTGTCTATAGCCATAGTAAGTATACATAGGTGGGTCAGTATTGTCTGAATGGATATCTCGGTTCGGTATAGCCCAACCAAAAGCATTAGGACCTGAATAGCTAGATAATTGAGTGTTAGTTCCTACTGAAATATCAGAACCATTTTTTCTAAAGGAGTTTATAGTAGGGTAGTTACTATTACTATCGTCTGTCCAAAGAACCATTACTCTGTTATTTATTTTATCATAACCCACACCTATAAAATCATTGTTAGCAGTACCTCCATTACTATCCCAAGAAGTGCTTGTGTAAGAACTAGATAAACTTATACTTGTTCCTGAACAAGTAACAAAAGCTGCTTTATTATTATTGCTTGGTGCTACAATTATACCTACATTATTAGTAGTGTCATACACTACCTCGAATCGACCAGAACCACCATTATTTTGAAATAAACCTGTATCAGTTGCTTCAGTTCCTTTTGTTAAAGTAACCCCATCAGTGCCGCTAAGAGTAAGAATACATGCTTTAGCAACGTAGCTTCCACTGCTGTTAGCATTGTACACAGCCACAAAATAATCATTATCTTCATCGTAATATACACCATAGGCACCTCCACTTGTCATATCAGACTCTAGGGTTATTACACTGCCCCTTGTTATATCACTAGCATTATCACTGCCTGAAATAGCACCATCATATTTAGAAGCAAAGGCTTTTAATTCTTCTGTATCTGCATCGCCATCTGAATCATCTTGATATATAGTTACCCATATTTCAGTCCCCTCTTTATATGCAACTCTAATTCTTCCATAAAAATCAACATCGATTGTATTCCCTGTACTAGCAGTACCAGACCAACTTTCATTTGTTCTTGTTGTGCTTGACTGATAATAATTAGTTGATGTTCCTGTTGCTTGAGAGACTGTCCCATTAGCATTAAGAATAAGAGCTTTTCCTGCAGCAATCGCCCCTGATGCTGTAGCTGTAATACCTCCTCCACCTGCATTAGCCCAAGAAAGAGCATTAGAACCGTCTGTAGTTAAAAATTGACCTGAGGTGCCATCTGTATTAGGTAGTGTCCATACTTCATTAGAAGCTATAGCGTCTGGACCTTTGAAACCTACATAGTTTGCACCGTTAGCGGCTAACTCTTGAAATCTCAATTCAGTAGTATTACCAGTACTTGTACCATGAGGAGCCATGCTTACACCGCCTGCAGCTACTACGGCTGTAGTGTCATTACCATCTTCGTCATATTCTATGCTTACATCTTGATCTGAACCAAGATAAATTTTCTTATCATCTGCAATATATAAGTCACCCCATTCAAGAGATGTTGTACCTAAGTCAGCACCACCTGAAGCATCAGGTACAATAGAAGTTTCTGCTGTAAATGTGTTTGTTCTAATTCCAGAAGTACCATTATCAATAGCACCAAATCCTGAAGTTATAGAGCCACCATCTAATGCTCCTGTAGATGTAATATTAGTTTGTGCTGCAGTAGACAATGTTCCTGCTAAAGTTCCACCAGTTACTGTACCTGTAGTAGTAATAGCAGAAGAACCTACATCTATAGCACCAAAATTAGATGATATAGAACCACCATCTAAAGCACCCACGGATGTTATGTTTGTTTGAGCTGCTGTTGTTAATGTACCTGCAATGTTACCAAAAACTACATTACCTGCTGTACCACTAAATACTTCTGAAGAATTTGTAGCATCTGGTATAAATGTAAATGCACCTGCAGAATCATCATAACCAAAGAAACCTACTTTAGCGGCAGACCCATTGTGATATCTAAACTCAATACCTCTGTCTTTGTTATCATCAGAACCTGGGGCAGAATCTCCACCTAATGTAAAGATAGGATCATCAATAGTTACTGTAGTAGAGTTTACAGTTGTTGTAGTTCCGTTAACAGTAAGATCACCAGTAACAATTAAATTACCTGCAGCAGTAGCATTAGCACCACTAAATGTTAAAGCAGTCGTAGTACCTGATTTAAGTATTAAGTTACCTGAAGTATTAGTAGCACTACCAAATGTTGTGCCTGCATCTTTAAAGAATATATCTCCACCATCAGCATCTAATATAATATCTGTTGTAGCATCTAAAGTAATTGTACTTCCAGAATCTATTTCTGCTATTACAGGAGTTGTTAATGTTTTATTTGTTAAAGTGTCTGTAGTAGTTTTACCTACTAGAGTATCTGTTGTGGCAGGTAAAGTTAAAGTTATATTACCACTAAAATCTGAGTGTGCAGGAGCTTGTAACTGTGCATAATGTGCATTACTGACTTCACAATAAAATCTTACATAAGATTGAGAACCAGAGTTTTTAATTGATATAGCACCAGACTCCATATCAATTCCATTAGAACCATCTATTCTTACAACACCAGAACCATTTGGTGTAAGAGCTATGTTACCATTAGATGTAGAAACTAAACCGTTACCATTTACATCTAAATCACCACCTAATTGTGGGCTAGTGTCTTCTACAAGATTACTAATTTCTGTACCTGCGGTTAACCCTGCAACAAGAGTACTTCTAGTAATTTTCTTTAAGCCACCGCCTGAAGTATCTAAAGCCAATAAAACATCATCATTTGCTACTGTAGATATTTCAGATAAATCACCTACTGCTGTAGGATTATAATTTGTACCATCGGCAATGAGTAAATTACCTGCAGTGTTCGTAGCCATAGTAAGATCATCACCAGATATAGTAAGATCACCACCTACAGTAACATTACCTGTAGTAGTAACTGTATCTATGTATGCATCTTTCCATCTTACACCTGTCGTACCTAAATCTACATCACTATCTGTTTGTGGACCAAATACACCATCAGCCACATACACTTGTTCTGCATTAGCTGCATAAAAATGTATTTCGTCTGCTGTTTCAAAGTCTATTTTTGTTTCGTTATCTTCGCCAATTTTAATATCAGTTGCTAATAAAGAAGTAATACCTGTTTGTGCTGCATCTACCGCTACAGTTACAGTATTAGAAGAGCCTGTTGTTGTTACACCAGTGCCCCCTGCGATAGTAAGAGATTCACTATCTAAATCAATACTTAAAGCTCCACCTGAGTCTCCTTGAAAATCTAAATCTTGAGCTGTTACTTGTGAATCTACGTAAGCTTTAATAGATTGTTGTGTAGCAAGTTTAGTAGCAGAATTAGAAGACATATCATCTTCATCTGCAACACCAGTGCCTGAGATAGCACCATCTAATCCTATTGTTGTAGCTGTTAATTGTATTTTAGTATCAGCAACTAAATCTAATTGACCATCTGTAGAAGAATTTATATATAGAGCAGTATCTCTAAATTGTATTTTTTCAGTACCACTAATTAATAAATCATCAGAAAACTGGAAGTAATCTTCATCTTCCATCCATGTTATAACACCATCATTTGAATTAGCATTAAATGTAACAGCTATATCGGTATCCGCACCTGTACCCATACTAATAGCATTACTAAATAATGTGGATATAGGACCACCATCACCTGCTGTACTACCATCATGTTTGTGACCTGTACTTACATGGAAAGCTGCTAAAATAGCATTAAACTCATTATTACTATGAGCTGCTGTAATAGTATCTCCAGTTGTAAAGGTTGATTGTCTTGCTGAATAACCTGCCATTGCTTATCTCCTACCTGCTGCTGCAAATTCTAAACTAAAACC